ATAAAATTAAATGGCATCAACAGACAGAATTTTTGTAAGTCCAGGTGTATTCACATCAGAGAAGGACTTAACATTCGTTACGAGACAAGTCGGTGTTACAACGTTAGGGTTATTAGGTGAAACTCCTAAAGGGCCAGCGTTTGAACCAGTATTTATCTCAAACTACGATGAGTTTATTAGTTATTTTGGTGGACTAAACCCTGAAAAATTTAAGGGAACAGGTTATCAAAAGTACGAATTAAACTATATCGCCAAATCATTTTTAACTCAAACTAATCAACTATATGTAAGTAGAGTTTTGGGTTATTCGGGGTATAAAGCGGGTGATGCGTGGTCAATCACATTGGATTCCGCAGAAGATCCAGATACTGTAGGAAGTGCGGGAACGACAACTTATAATCCTGGACCACTTCTAACTTATACCGCAGAAACAACTGGTAACCCAGTTGCGTTGGATTGGGTAGACGCAAATTTAGAAGCGTTATATAATGATGGGCAATTCACATTAACAACATTAGGGTTATTAGATACAGGACAAACTATTTCACAATCTGAACCAATATACGTTAAAACAAATTGTGACTTTAGTGGGGCAACTTTCGATATGGAAGTAACTGCAACAGGTACAAGTGGAAGTTTTGTAACTGGTACTACAAGTGGAACGGTTGTAAGTTATACTGCAACATGTTTAACAGATATTGATGGTAGTGTTATTGCAACATTGAGATCGAGAGGTACTTACAACGCAGATGAGGAATTAGTGTTTGAGGTTACTGGTAATTCAGCAACAATGAGTAATACTACTAATATCCCAAGTAACGCATTGGCATCATTTACTATAGGTGGTACCGCTACAAATGGTAACACATTTAGTTATGACGTATCTATGGACAGAACTAAAAAGAATTACTTACCTAGAGTATTCGGTTCTTCTACACAAGATAAAGAAACTGAATTATGGGTTGAGGAAATATATGAAAATGTATTAGTGGACTTAATCGCTAAAGAACAAGTTAGAGGTTTGGATGTTACTTTCAACACAATAAGTGCAGATACGACAAATAACTTAGATGATTATCAAGAACAATGGAAATCAGCTTCTTCACCATGGGTTCTTTCAGAATTAATGGGTACAGGAACAGGCGCAACGTTACAAAGACTATTTAGATTTATTACTATATCTGATGGTAACGCAGCGAATGAAGATGTTAAATTCTCAATAGTTAATATCAGACCAGACAATAGAACATTTGACTTATTAATTAGAAGATTTAATGATACTGACTCTAACCCATCGGTTGTTGAAAAATTCTCAAACATTAGTTTAGATGTAAATGCAACAGGATTTATCGGTAGAAAGATTGGTACTGCAAATGGTGAATATCCATTAAGAAGTAAATATATTATGGTTGAGTTGTATGACGAAAACGATCCTAGTTTGGCAAGTAGAGTACCAGCAGGATTCGAAGGTGTGTTAAATAGAACATACATTGGAAGTAGAACTTCTCTACCACCAAAAATTGAATATAAAACACAATACTCAACGTCTTTGACTACCGCACAATTAAGAAGAACTTATTTAGGTTTAAATTCTGGTATTGGTGTGGATCAAGACTTCTTCGATTATAAAGGTAAAAACGCAGTTAACAACGGTGTATATACAGGACAAACAGATGGTTTCCACTTAGACGTAAACGCAAATGGTGCGGAAGTTAATTTAGGAGATGATAGTTATGTTCCTACACTACAAGTTGGTGTGTCAGCGTTTACAAATGACGCTAGTTTAGTAGGTGGACCTTATGAAAGGTTATCAGCTAGAAAATTCACATTCACATCATTCGGTGGATGGGACGGATGGGATGAATATAGACTACAAAGAACCAATACAGATAATTATACAAAAACAGGTTCTAAAGGTTCTATTGGATTAACAAACGGAACATTCTCAACATTTACAACAACTGAGGGAGATCAAGGAATTACTTCTGATTACTACTCATACTTAAATGGTATTTACACTTATAACAATCCTGAAGCGGTTAACATTAATGTATTCGCAACACCAGGTATTGATTTAAGAGATAATGTCGGATTAGTAGATAACGCAGTGGATATGATAGAGATTGATAGAGCAGATTCACTTTATGTGATGACTACTCCTGATACTGACGCAGATGGTGTGGCGATTACACCATCCGAAGCGGTAGACATCGTAGAGGATTCGGCTATCGACTCTAACTACTCCGCCACTTACTGGCCATGGTTACAGATGAATGATACGGAAAATAACAGATACGTATGGTTACCACCAACGGTAGAAGTTATGAGAAACATCGCACTTACCGATAATGTAGCGTTCCCTTGGTTCGCAGCAGCTGGTTTAAATAGAGGTACAACAAACGCAATTAAAGCGAGAGTGAAACTTAAATTAGATGATAGAGATGACTTATACGAAGGAAGAATTAACCCAATGGCGACATTCTCAGATGTAGGAGTTGTAATCTTCGGTAATAAAACACTACAAGTTAAAGAAACCGCACTTAACAGAATCAATGTTAGAAGATTGTTGTTACAAGCTAGAAAACTTATTTCAGCGGTGTCAATCAGATTGTTATTCGAACAAAATGATGATGTTGTAAGAAATCAGTTCTTAAGTTTGGTTAACCCAATTTTGGATAACATTAGAAAAGAGAGAGGTTTAACTGACTTTAGAGTTACATTGGATGACACACCAGAGTCTATTGATAGAAACGAACTTAATGGTAGAATATTTATTAAACCAACAAGATCGTTAGAATTCATTTCGATTGAGTTCAACATCACCAACACTGGAGCATCTTTCGATGATATCTAAAAATAATAAAT